TCCATATATGTAATGATGCATGACTAGTTTTCAAGAGGATGGCAGATGTCCATCCAACATTACCTGAATCACCTACCCAAGAAGATACTGGTCCTTTAGCAACCTTCATGCCTATCTCTTTAACTAAGTCTAGCATAAAATCTTTAACTATTTTTTCTTCCTCCTTATTTGGAAATTTATTTATCTTAGCATATAATATTAAATGCTTATGATTTGGTTTTATCATCTGGATACTCCTTCTGTTGTTTTTCTACTTCTACATCTAGCACTTCTGCTATTAACCTTTTAAGATACCATTCAGCTTTTTCTAAGTCTTGTACAGGCTGCCCCTTATACTTATACCTAGCCATGTACTTCATACATGCACCCTTAAGATACCCATGAAACTCTTCCATAGTCATAGATTCTTTAATAAGATCTATGGTTTCAGTAGATGATTGTCGGTAATGACTAGGACTATTAACAATATCAAGAGCCTTTGCATCAAGCTCCTCAAAGTATTCTTCAAAGTGATCACGAGCTTCCTGTTTATTGTAAGTCTTTATCCCATACTGTATATGCTCTCTATCATTCCACCTCCACCATTTCTGAAAGTTCCATTCTTTATTTTCATTTATATTATATACAAACTTTGGATCATGCCCTATATTAATATCCATATCTTCTTAATACCTCCTGGTAGTTCACTGTTTCAAGATCATAAGATCCACCTTTTACATTTCTCTTTACAATAAGCCCACTCCACCAAAGTCTTTGGGTGTTGAAGGCATACTTTTCTTTATGTTGTAGGTAACAGCCTGCACATAAAGCCATCATTTTTTTACCAGATGGTGTGGCTGCCACAGCATAATCTAATAGATGTGAATGTCCTACTGTAGATGATACCTTATTTTTATTTAATAAAGATCTAGCCACATTCTCACCAGATATTGCTGTACCCATCACTCCACTTGGAAAATTATGTGAGTAATATATTCCATCTAAAACTACAGGTAGTCTATAATCATATGTATGCCATCCATACTCTGGGTAGCATAGGTCATCTATAGACATAGCCCCTTCTAACTCTGGATTCTCTTCAACCATTCTGTCTATTCTATCTTCATGATTACCAAGTAGCATATGCATTTCAGGTTTATACTTACCTAATCCTTTATTAAATTTATTAAGTGCATCATGTGTATGATCTACATCCTTGCGATATCTCCTACCTTCAAATGATTTTTTCTTTTTATCATAGCTGGACATAGATTCCATACTTGCAAAGTCTCCCATACAGATTACTTTGTCTGCTTTGACATCCTTTGCCATTCGTCCTGCCCAAATGAATCTATCATTACTTGCACTAGGTGTACAATGGGGGTCTCCTATTACTAAGTGTGTTGTTGACATTAATTTAAATCTCCTTTTTTCCAATTAAATAAATCGACAACATTGTTACCAGCATCGCCATTTTTTTCTTTTGTCTTATTCTCATCTTCATAAAAGCCTTTCATTCCTTCTTCATATATTAAATCAGGATTCATTGTTACAAATCTGACTACTCCTTTGGCTATGTATGAACATGTATCACGTTCATGCGGTCCTTTTGGATCTATAATACCACAGGTAAACCCAGACTTATGTGGGCTAATTACTACGGATACAGATTCAAAAAATCCTATACCAGAATCTAATGTATCATTCATATATGATCTACCATAAAGTCAATACCTTTTATTTGTTCATCATCATCTGGAATTCCAGACTCTTTTAGTTTTTTTCGTTTAACTTGAAGATTATGTATAGCATCATTTACTTCTTTTTGTTGTTCCTCTGCCATAAGTTCAATCTCTTCATCAGTTATGTCGTGTGGAAATGTAATCATTTAGTTCTCCTTAATTAATGTTGTTGCTTTTATTATGCACAAAAAAGCCTCAAAGTCAAGGGCTAACAATGGAGCTCGTTTATTCATCTTTAATACTACAACTGGTTCAAGATTAGCATTTGATATTGCTTGGTCGTATGCATCATATAGTCCTTTCCAAGTTTCTTTATTCTTACACTCAACAGAAAATGGAAATAATTTTTGAGCTTCTTTAGATAATTTTATATCTACTCCAGACTCTCCCATAATTGCGCACCAAACATCTTCATCTTTCTTTAAGCTAGGGAACACACCCAGGAGTGTGTCCCTAACCCAGTTTTGTAGCCTTCGCCCCTTGGCTTTTCGACTGCGTACACTAGAAGCCATCATCTACCCTCGGATTTTTGACTTCAGTGTACCAAACCCATCTAGGGTTTTTACCTTGCGACTGTTGTTGTGGCAACAATTGCAAGCTTTCTCCCCAACAAGGAAACTTGTAAGGGCAGAAACCGCATGTATTACTCAAGACTCTATTACCTGTCTTTTGTTTTCTAAAATATTCTTCTTCATCTTCATAGCATCTTTCAAACTTTTTGTTTTCTTCTATAGCTTTAGCATTTTCTTTTGCTACTGTCAAGGCCTTATCTTTGTATTCATCATCAGCCAATGGAGTTTCAGTTACCACCCATTCACCTGTTGATTTATTAATTACTATCCAACCACCAAAAGGTTTACTCCTGCCTTCTGCATACACATATCCTTGTGTAGTATATCCAAATACATCATTGGTTGCTACTTCATTAAACCCACCATTCTCTCCAAACTTATGTGTAAAAGACCAGGGGGAAGCACTCTTAATATCCCAAACTTTACCATCAATCTCAACATCAAGAGCTCCATTTATTTCTGTGTTATCTGTTGCTCTAAACTTTATTCGTGTTTGTTCTGATTCTATATTAACCCCAGCAGATTTCATAACTATAATAGCTAACTGCTCTATCAAGTCACCAAATAGATTACGCATCTTAGCATTGTAAGGTTGTCCTTCTCCTTTAGTGCCTTGCTTTTCCATTTGTAACTGGCATAGAGGTCGCCCAATGTTTGAAGCTCTAAGACCAAACTCTTTATTTCTTTGGTCAGTAAATTGCTTGCGGAATGAATCAGCACAAGCTTTACCAAACTCTTCAATTAACTCATCAGGCACCTCTACCGCATCTTTCGATGCAGCTTCCAAGAACATCCTAACTTTTTCTAGGATGTCCTGACTCATGAAGACAACACTTCAATAGGATCGTCTTCAAGTTCTGCGTCAACAGTCTTTGCCTCAGTAACCTTTACAGTAACTGGCTCTGCCTTTTTCGCTTGTCTCCAAAGTTCTACTATCTCCTCATTCTCTGTATTGATAGTTTCTTGGAAACCAAGTAATGCATCTTTTTCTTTTTCAGTAAAAGCAACTTCATCTGTATCCACACTAATGTCAGATACATAGAAAACATTACTCCCAGCCTTTTTCTTTTTAGACTTCAATGAAAGTGTATGATTAAACATAACCTTTCCTCTACGTCTAAGGCTTTCAATTGCTTCACCAACAGGTTTAAAGTTACTACCTGTAACTTTCCAAAGCACAGGTAAGGAATCAACTTTAGCATCTCCTCCACCTGCTAGCACTCCATCAAATGATACTAGACCATAAATTAATCTGTAACACTTAACAGTCTTTTGCTTAACTCTTTCTTCTTCAGAAAGATTGGCAAGCTCCCTTGCAGGTACTTTGCCACAACGAACACCACCTTTAATATCTATTGCTTCATCCTTCCAGGATTTAAATATAATACTACGGTTGCTGTATTCGTTTTTATCAGCATCATATTTCATATACTGATACGCATTGATGAATGGTCTGAATGTTACAGGCTTACCATAAGCTACTGCATCTAACTCTGGAACATACACTGAGTATGATCCAACAGGTACTTCAGCACCATCATCGTTTTCTGGAAATCTGTTTATGGATAACTTCGGTAAGAAGTTTCCAGTGGATGATTTCTCTTGTCCAATCATAGACATTATCTGTTCACTAGATAAATTATCTATGTTTGTTATTTCATTTTTTGTCATATAGACCTCCTTTTATTAATGAAATGAATTCCTTATACATTATTTTTTAAATAAAGTCAATACAAAATATGACCTAATATTATTACATAAAATATTATTCCAATTACTATTAAGTGGAACCAATATTCAAATGCTTTCATAGTACTACCCTTTCTATAACTATCTCGTTCATGTCTAGCCAATTGTAACCTATCTTTATGTCTGTGTCAAGGGGCACATTGAACTCAACATTATAAAAACTATTCAAAGATTCTACTACATTGCTTGTGCCTTTCCTTAAAAGTCTGATCATTAAGTCCACCTCGTCTGGATGTGTATCCACTACAATAGAATCATGAACAGTATTTATCATAAGACTTTTAACCTTA